AAGATCGCCATTCGCAAAAGCTTTCTCAAATTTAATTTTCTTCGAAAGGTTTCTTTGCATAACCAGAAACCTTATTAGTATATTAGCTGTATCTTTAACGTCCTGCAATGCATCGTGTGATTTTTCGCTTGACATTCCAAGATAGTCTCTTAGATAGTCCATGCTGTAACCTTTAACATCGGCATTGTTTTCAAACCAGCAGTAAATGTGCTGCATAAGATCCATTGAAAAGATAGGATTGAATATTTTTTGACGGCCAGTTTTTTCATCTACAGGACCATACATTTCACACATTCTTTGTACAATCGGCATATCATAACTATTGATATTATAACCAGCCGCTATTGGGGCAGAAAATGAGGTCTTGTTGAAGTTAAATTTTTCGCAAAACTGGGTGAACTTTTGCCATACTACTTTTGGCGATGGTCCTTTAGATATTTGATCTCTTGTTTTTCTAGTAACTTCAAGAGCGCCTTCTTCTACTGGGTCAAAACCAGCCGCTATAGCCTTTTCGTCATCTACTATGCAACGTATATTACTTTCAAAAACTCCTCCGGGTTGTATTGTCAACTTTCTAGCATGTATAGCTACAGCGGCAATTTGTGTTGGTTGACACTTTAATGGATTCCTGCCAGTCGTTTCAAAATCAAACACGATTATATCCCGATGATTCATATAAATCTTTCTAAAAATGAGATTTTTCTTCTATTATTCCAGACTTGGTAATTTCATTGATTTCGCGTTTGATTTTAGATCGTTTATCATTCAACGTATAAACCATTCTTGCGCACTCTATATATTCACAAACTTTAGAAAAACGGTATACAGATTGTATAGCAGCATCTAAACGTGGTAGAAATACCTCATTATCTAGCTCGCGTATTTTATCTTCAATATCCCAAAGTTGCCGATTAACCGATAGTAAACTATCAAATAAAGGAAGTATCTCTTTTTCCCAATAACTCCACCACTCGGTAGACTTCATCCTTAGAAAATGCAATTCGCGATGGATATTCTCAAGTTTTTCTTGATCTTTAATTTTCTCAGACTTTATATTCAAAATAGTTAATTTGTCAATTACTTCACCATTAGAAACTTCTATTTCCATATTAGTTCCAATTCTTTCTAGACTTGAGTTCTAAGAATTTTTCTACAGCTTCATCAATACTAAAGAACAACTCATGAAACTTGTGCCGATCTGACCACACTTGGTACTTTGCTCGCGGTATAAAAGAATTTCCTCGCATAGCATCTTCAAGGTTGCACAAAGACACTCCGTTTGATTCTATGATAGCACCGTCAAAAATTACAGCCTTATAAACGTCTCGATTGTCAGTCATTTTCACAAATCTCCATTATCTTAGAAAGTAAATCAATTCCCAGAACATCAAATTTTATATGGCCTTGGTATTCCAAAGCATTCATTTCAAAAGCAACAATAGAATCTCCAGACTTATCACTTGTCATTGGACAAACTTCATTTAGCTTGTGTTTCGATATAATAACACCAGCAGGGTGTTTACCTTGAGACTTATTTGTTCCTTCTATTTTTATAGCTTGTTCAAACAAATTCGCCAAAGGACCATCAAGCTTTTCATTGTCATTATAGAAGCACCAATTCCTTAAATTATCTGGTTCATTTTCTAACGCCCACTTGATGATTGACTTTTCTTCCATAAGCTCTAACTGGTCAGAAATTTTAGCTTCGTCAGGAATACTATCTGTTATAGCATTCATTTCTGCGAATGACACAGCCTCATTGATTCTAAGAACTTCTTTTATGGCCGCTCTGCCTTGCAGTCTTCCAAATGTTATCATTTGAGATACGTTAGACGCTCCATATTTTTGTTTGATATAATCAATAACTTCGTCGCGGTGTTCGGCTGGTATATCCATATCAATATCTGGAATAGCCACGTTACCATCGGTGTTTCTTCCTTCATTATAAAACCTTTCGAAGATCAAATCATATTCTATTGGATCTACTTCAGTTATATCAAGTAGATAAGAAATAAGGCATCCTGCGGCACTGCCTCGTCCCGGACCAGCAAGCCAACCTTTTGATTTAACCCATCGAATGATATCTTGAACAATCAAGAAATAACCAGAAAGTTTAGCCTTGAATATAACCTTAAGTTCATGCTTTACTCTTTCTGCGTAAATACTCTTTTGTTCTTCTGTTGATATTTTTTTGAATGGAACTAATTTATTTTTCCAGCCACTTCTACAAAGTTCAGTCAAATACTCGTCTTCATCATAGCCAGTTGGACATTCAAAAGCAGGAAGCATAGGAGGTCCAGCAAGCTCGTAAGCTTCGCAAGCGTCAACTATTTTAGCGATATTTTTAGACCTGTCTAGAATTTCATCATTGGATGGTAAATACCATCTGTCATTATCATCAAAAAACTGGCTGTACTCGTTTACTTCCAGTAATTTAATTTTCTTTAGTGTTGTTTTTAGCTTACCACAAAGCATAATTCTATGACAATCTGCATCATTTTTTTCCACATAATAGATAGCTTCACTTGGATAATCTAGTTGAATATGGTTTGATTTAAATAGATTAGCAAAACCGTTTACAGATGGTGTTACACAAAGTACATTTCCATTTTTTGCTATTTCTTTTAAAACATCCAGTGTTTGGTTTGATACATATTTAACCAAGTCAAACCATCCGTTTTTGTTTTTAGCATAAAGAATGTATCCATCAAATTCGCACCCAATTATTGGCTTGATACCATATTTAGTGCAATTTTGATGAAAGTCAACTGCACCAGACAAGGTTCCAAAATCTGCGATTCCGCAAGATGTGTAACCATAATCAGCGCATTTTTTAGAAAGTTTATCAGGTTTGCAAAAACCGTGCTGCAAGCTAAAATGTGTTTTACAATTGATTGGATTCCAAGTCATTTAATTCATTCCTGCAAAAGTTAACATACCATGATCCGCAATACCTAGTTCCACCAGAATCTGCCCAATATGAACAAACATTATTCTCGGTATATTCAATTTTATCAGACGGTTTAACCGTTGACAAATATAGTAAATTTTTAAAGTTCTCTTTTTTGTTGTAAGTGATTTTATCTGGGTCTTTATGTAGATGTTGACATTTGACTAAATGGCACGGATTAATTAAATCAAATCCATTCTTCATCGCCACAAAAGATATTCTATTATCGCATTGCTGTTTGCCAAGGTAAAAACCTGAACAATCAACCATTTTTTGCGGTATTAGTTTTCTAAAAACCCACACATCTTGACTATATTCGTCATGTCCCTGAAGCTCATTTCGATTCCATCTGGTTATACATAAAAATTCATTTTCTCTGATGTTGTGAATATGTTTTATTGAATCATCAAAGTAGATATCACTGTTGGCAATTATGCAAATATGTCCAGATAGGTTACTATTGTAGTAATTAAAATAGTCTGCAAACTTCATTCTTGATTTTGTATAAGCAATTTCAATCTTTGGGCTGAATGCTATATCTGGATATTCGTCTAGACTATTTTCATAAAACAAAACAATTTTTTTGATATGTTCACAATCAATATTTCTTTGCAAAGAGTCCAGCAACTCTTTGTTTCTTTCTTCGAATTTTGACTTATAAAACTCAGTTAAAAGAACTATTTTAACCTCCGGGAGCTTGGTAGTATCCAATGTTATGTCCTTCTCTTGTGCATTTCTCTATAGTAGTATCGTGTCCAAAAGTTTTTAAATGTTCTTCAACATGTTCGCACATCGAAACATTTGTTCCGGGCCAATTTTTTTTATAAAAATCACAAAGTCTTGTGCATTTAAAACTTGTTCGATTACGAGAACATAAATTCGGCCTTGTGTTATTTTTGATTTCTGTAAATCTTTTTTCAAGCATCTCTAAAAATCTATCATGATCAGATTTGTCGAAGCACATACTAAATGGGCCTCCATCTCGTATGAAAAATATCGACATTATTGCTTGTTCATATTCAGGATAAAGTTGAGATATTGCATAATTATACAAAAGTAATTGCGGGTCATCAATTAGTTTTTCGTAAGTTTTTTCTTCGCCAGTCGCCCAGTTCTTTCTTTGTCCAGTCTTCCAGTCTATCACCTCGATTATACCATCATCTACCTTGGTTACAAGGTCTATTGTTCCTTTTATAGCTAATTGCCCTTCAACTTCTTTTCCGTCAATCATGTACTTAAATTTTGCCCACTCTTGAGTGATTGGTATATCAAAATGAGGCTCTGCTTGAATTATGTTTCTATTTCTAGGATCAAATTGACCCCCGTTGTAATCCAAAGCAATATCAGTTGATTCTTTACAGAACTTTTTATCTGCCGTAATATACTTATGAGTACAATTTGCTGTATAGTATTCATAGCTTTGATCAAGTAACTTAAAAACAAAAGCTTTTGTAAATAGAGTTTTGGGAGTAAAGTTTATTTTGCCCAAAGCGTCGTCGTTGATAAACAAACTTTTTTCATCTTGATTATCTTGAAGATGTTTTTTGCAGGAAGCAAGGCACTCCATAACTTTATGGACAATAGTGCCAAGCTGTGCCTTTTTACCAGAAGTCGATGTATGACCAAGAACGTAAGTTATAAAATACTGCATTTCGCAGTAATCGTAATTGTTATACGAAGAACTTCTGATGTATGTAACTATCATTATTTACCCTTTATGGTGTGAAGTCCTTTTGTATTGTTTGTAATTGTTTGCGCTCCAAGCCAACCCCACTCATCCAATTGAGTAATGATAGATTTGCAAACATCTAGAATTTCCATGTTTTGGTTATCGATAATAGCATCTAATATATCAGAATGTTGCTCAATAACACGTTCGCTTCCATGATCATCTTTAGACGGCTTGCGTGTTAAACCGATAACTTTTCCGCCAGCTTTTTGTATGGCCCGTATCTCGTTTTCAAATCTACAGTCATCCACAACTGCAAGCAAAGGCTCTTCTTGCTGTATATCTTTGATGGTTCGATTTACCCATATTGGCGAGTAAATCTTACGACATACTTCCGTTCCAAAAAACTGGAGGAATTCACGCACTGTCATTGGGCCTGCGGCGTGATAAGTTAGTTTAGAGTATTCCAAGGGCCAATCTTTAGGATTTGCATTTGCACTACACACATCCTGATAAATATCACAAAGTTCATCCGTGAGAACTCCGGGCATATTTTCCCATCGAAGATGTTCAACTAATTGATTTTTGTACGCCTCCGAGCCGTAAACCTGCTCGTAACTCAAATCGAACAACGTCATACCAATTTCTTTTAATGTATCGGCAAACGAATACTTTTTTACAAATGGCCACATATTATACATTGCCCACTCTACGAAATCAGGGTCTTTTCTTGATGTATCTAGAAATGTTTCGCCAATTTGAGTTTTTCCATCTTCAATGACTTCCGTTTTAACCACAAGTTTGCCATTTTCAGCAATTGCAAAATCTTGTACCACTTCTTGTGCGCGAAGCTGATACCCATGTAAAAAATTTGAAAAAGTAGATTTGCCAGCTTGTTTAGCTCCAGCAAATGCCAAAATTCTAGTTTTCATCAACAAGTCCTTTCAACTGAGGATATATTTCTGTTTTAATTTGTTCGACTGTTAAATCACCAATATCTTTTGTTGACCAGTTTGGTCTTATATAGTTAAATCTACGACCGCATTTATGCATTATTTGCTCTGCCGCTTTATTTCCTGCTTCGTCTTGATCTGTTAGTATTATGGCATTTAAAGCTCCACTTTGCTCTAGTAATATCAATTGATCGTCATTTAAACTACATCCAAATATTCCTACAGTAAAGTTTAATCCAGCTTCAAACGCCCTCCATACATCGCCCTGTCCTTCGACAATTGCGACCGTTCTTGTTTTCAATATACATTCTTTTGCAAGATTCATTCCATACAAAACATTCTTAGTGAAGTTTTTACTATGTAGCCATTTTGGATTTATATGCTCTTTGATTGATCTTCCAACGCATCCTACATAGTTAGAGCCCTCGTCATAAATTGGAACGACTACACGACCACTCATTGGCTGATTTTCTGTCAAACATTCTCCAACGTCAAATAAATTAAGAATTTCAGACGAGTATCCTCTGCGAATGTAATATTCAGAAGGTATTTGTATTCTATCTCTTATTTCTTCGCGAGAAATGTTAGATGTAGCTCTCGTTATTTTTCTATTGAAAATATCAAGACTCTTAGATTCTCTTACTTGCTTAACTTCCAATTCGTCGATATCTTTCGATATAAAGTCGCATAAAAAATTAGATGTTTCAATCATGGAAACTGGTTTGTTTTGTTTGTATGATAAACAACCCCGAACAAAACCAAAAAGATTATTTACATATTCTTCATGGCAGGAATGAGTCCAACAAGCCCAATTACCCTGATTACTAATTCCATCAGTAAAAATACAACAAGCCTCTGGATTATCGCCTCCATGCACTGGACATGGAAACGCTAGTCTATTTGGGTATTTAACATAGTCAATTTCAAGCTTTTCTAATAAATCATCAATCTTCAAAAAGACTTCATCACATAACGATGAGATCTTCTCCTTCGTTAATGTTGTCTGTTTCAAAACCTTCTTGTCTGACTTTATTGTTTTCGTGAATTTCATTTCTCGTTAAACCCTGTTCAATTCTTCCGTAACGACCATGCATCTTCATACTAATATAATCACCATCACACAACCCTTCGCCATGTCTAGAAACAACTGGTACAAGTTTTCTGTCACCATTGTTTACACCATCGGTTGCTTTTTCTTCATCTGATTTCAATTTAAAAATTGAAAAACTAGTACAAAGCCAAATCAAACGATCCGAACCAGAAACAGCGTCTGTGCTTTCTTTAGTGATACCATCTCTATTCAATTGTACAAAAGCTAAACATGGAACATCATACTTGACTGTAAAGTTATGCAGTTTAGTAATTTGAAAACCAAGCACTTGATACTCTTGCATAGCAGCGCTAATGCCTTCCGATCCCATTAGTTTGAGATAGTCATAAACTATCAAACAATCTTTTGTTTTTCCGTTTTCATCAAATCCAACATGCTGGTAAATCCATTTTCTTGTTTGACTGAGTATGTTCTCGAAAGACTCTCCAGAAATACTAATATAATGATATGGTATTTCTTTTAGTTTTTTTGCAGCGTTAAATACCTTCTCTTTATCTATTTCATTTTCAGTAAACTTTCCAGTAGAAATTCTATTGATTTCAACACCAGACAAGTTCGCGAGAATTCTATTATAATGATCTTCTTTAGACATTTCTGTATCAAGAACTAAAACAGGTACATTCAACTTGCTGGCTACATGCAAAGCGACCGCATCACCAAACATTGATTTGCCTACTTTTGGTCTTGCGGCGACAAGATCAACAGATTTTCTACGAAGACCTCCGCCAATCGCAGCATCATAAGCTGGAAAACCGCTAGATATTCCAACAAAATCAGATACGTTATTTGAAAGATATTCTAAGTATTCATCTAATCCCTCGCCAAGAGTTTGTGTTTTTTTGCTTGATGATTGGTATATATCGCTAGTTGCGTCAAGTAGAGGCTCTTCTATTTTAGATATAATATCAA